CAACGAATTCAATGTCAGCCCCGGTGCAAGCAAACAAAATTTGGTTAGGTACTGCAACATTGACGTTGTAATTAAACTCGCCTGTAACGCCGTCAACGCCTACGTACTGATATTGCGGGCAAGCCAACACAGTAAACGTGCCGTTAAACGGTGCGCCTAACGCGCCTACAACTACGGTGTCGCCAACCTGTATGTCGGTTGGCTCGAGCGTAGATATGCAGGCGTAGTTATCTAATAATTGTTTGCTGGCTGTTGCGTAAGTTGCCATAAGCGGTGTTGCCGCCTACGACTAAGCAATCGCGATTGACTTGACTTGATCTGCGTCTGCAATGAACGTTGATACGTAGCCTGCGTACGAGAAATTCCTACCCAAAGTAGATGGCAACTCAACTGACATTAGGCCACGTACTTGTTCGTAAAACTCAATTGCTGAACCGCGTGCCACAACCATTGTGCTTGACGCAAAATTGTTGTCTGCAACAAGGTTTAGACCAAATGGGTTGAACGTGTTCATTTGCGTAATGTTTGCAGTACCTGCAGCGTTTACGCCCATAAGACCTGCTGCGCCTACGTATGGAAATACGTTTCGCTTGTCGCCGTCTAACTGCGAGCCAAGGTTTTTCCAAACGTTTGGACTGACAAAAACGTGGTCAGGTAAAAAGTTTGTTGCGGTCAAAATGTCGGTTGCTGCGTCGTAAAGTGCTGAAAATAAACTTGACGGATCAGTTGAATTAAATGTCCATGTCGAGCCTGACGCACTTGCACCAGCAACGATTGCGTCTGCTGCAACGTTGTCTGACGCAATCAGATACTCGCCTACAAGGTCGTTTAAAATAATTTGCAACGATGCTGGGTCGGTGAAATCAACGTCTTGAATTGACAACGTTACTTGACCAGCCAAAGTTGTTTTAGTTACCGAGTTGCTAGCAATCACCATTGTGGTTGCTGACGCTGCAGCAAGTTCACTTGATTGCGATGCAACTGATGTGTGGGTTGTAATCGTTGGGCGAATAAAAGTTTTTGACGCACCGCCGTTTGGCATTGCACGCGCACCGATTGCGTTAACAACTGGTCGAATGAAGTTAAGGTCTTGGAAGACTGGCCCAAGTACTGGTACTGGCAACAAACCCGGTGTATCAGTTGTGATGATGTCGCCTGCTGCTGCTTGCAACGCTGTCTGCTTTGATCGCATGTAGTCGTGAGCTGCTGCTGCAACGTTGCGAAAGGTTTCGCCGCCGATGTGCATTGCTGCCATGTATTCGCCTGCTGTTGGCAGATTAAATTTACGTTCAGGCTTTGCCCACAATTTGTCTGTGGTTGCTTGCGCTGCCTCAACTACTGGTGTTTCGTTTTTGTCGCTCATGTCTTTTATCTCCTGTGGTTGCTCTTGTTCTGATTGTATAGCACTTGTTAATTCGGTTTCGGGGATACCCTCAGCAACCTCGTCGGGTTTGCTGGCCGCTACTTCGGTGATAACTGCACCACTAAACGCGCCTTCGCTGACCAGCGACAATTCTTGCCACGTGGCCGCCTCTACGATCATTACGCCCTCCTCGTCGTAACTAAACTTTGTTGGGGTTACGCCGACCGATACAGCGTCAATAACGCCGTCGTTTGCCAGCGTCAAAGCTTCATCGCCTAGTCGAGTGGCGCTGATCTTGGCGGTAAACATCATGCCCTGTGGCGTGTCCACACGCTCAACAACTTTGCCGACAATCTGATTGCTGTCGTGTTGCATAAATAATTTCGGGTCGCGCCCCGTGACTGGCAACGACCCTTGCAAAAATCGTACTTTAGTACCGTCATTGACTGTCGCTGTCTCGTCGTATGTGACTGCTACGCCTGAGATTGAGCGCGACGGCAAGCCCTCTGCCGCCGCTGCATCAACCGTGATCTGTGAAGGGGTTAATCGGATCATGTTGGTGATACTACTCTTTCGTTTGTTTCTGTGTTGTCATAATCGCCCATTGAATATTCGCCCGACAAATATTGTTCAACGTCAAATTCTACGTATGTGCCGTTAGGCAAAATGTTGTTTTGACTAAGTGTGCCAGCGATGCAATCTGCGTAGGCGCGTACGCCAAATGTCCACAAATCCATGCGCGCTTCGGCGCTCGATTGGTACGAGTAACTGCCGACCGACACGCCTGCAAGGTACGGCGGAATGTTGCAAAGTCGAGCCATTTCCATTGCTTGAAATTCGGCGCTGTCAATTAAAAGCATTTTGTCAGGGCTAGTCGCAGTTTCTGTGTATTTTACAAATTCGTTTAACGCTGCAGTTTGATTAGTTTCACGCGCTGCATTAAACGCCGCTGCAAGATCGGCTAACTCTTGAGCGCTCAAAGGCTCGCCACCTGTCTGAGAAAGGATGCCCGCCGGAATTGCGCTGCTCGAGTTGCGGTAGCGTGCGCCCTCAAGTTTTAGCGCTGTAGCAACGGCTGTTTCGCTCATATAAATAATGCCTTGAATTGGCGACAAGAATTGCACAACGTCGTTTGGGTCTAAACCGCCACCGTTAAACACAATGTCTTTTGACGGCGCAAACCAAACTGGGCCAGCCTGATCAAGTGTTTGCACCATTGCTGCAGGTAGTCGAGTGTAAGACGCTGGGTAGCCGTCAGCGGTGCGTGACGTGATGTACCAAAACGCGCGACCAAAAAAGAAAAGATCGTCAAATGTCCATGACATAATAAAATTATTTGGCAGGGTTGGGTCTATGCGTCGCAACCATGTGCGCGGCGCTAACGGCATCTTTTCCATTTCGCTACCGTTCCACATTTCGGTGTACATTTTTAGATTCATGCAACCAATAACGCTGGCCATAAGATCGCGCGCTCGACTAATTGTCGGCACACTCATTGCACGGTTGCGTGCCGTACCTTCAACGTAAGAATAATACTGACCAACAAGTTGTGCGCCTGCGTTGTTGTTTTGATAAAACGTGCCACCCGCTGCGGCTGCTTTAATTGGTTGCGGTGAAATAGCCGCTTTTTTTATTGACCTGTTAAAGATTGCCATTGGCTAAGTATGCCACGCGTATCGGTTGCCTGTGTTGATAGGTGGCCGCCGCAAACGTAACCGAGAAAGCATAGGTAAACGACGGCCACCCGTTTTGCATACTAGCCACTAGCCACAACGATCATAGGTTTACCTGTTGCTGTAGGTCGGCTGGCAAGTGCGGCGCACCAAACTAAACATCGTGCTAACTCGATTGGGCCGGGTGATCGCTGGCTAGATAGTGCAATGCTGTTTTGTGACCGTACTGCAACGGCGCGTTGTACGTGTTCGGCAAGCATATTTTCGCCTGTATGCCACAACAGTTTTTCGTGAATCATTGACTTGATGCGCGGCGTAAATTTAAGTATCTCGCCATAACCGACGATTGCGCGACGACGTTCTAGCGCTAATGGCCAATGAATATCTATTGACGGTGAGATTGCAAATTTGATTGCCGTGTTTTTGGCTAGGCGCTCTACGTGTTGCAACATCTCGTCGTATGTGTCGCAGACAAATTCAACGGTGACGACGGTGCGCCGATCGTCAAGCACGACGGCTCGAGTAGCAAAATATCGGTCGTCGGTCAGCGACGTTTCTATTGCAACTGTGCCGCCGTCAGGCATCGGGTCGGTGTACTCCAACTCAGGCCACAAACCCGGTGCTATCCATGACTTGTCACTAGCAACCCAAAGATTGCACGACGCACGCAAAAATGATGCACGGTCAGGGTTTTCGCTCTCAGCTTCAATAGTTTTTAAAGTCAAAGTTTTGCCTAGCGCTGGGTTAGCCCAACCCCATGCGCGACTGTCCATAGGCGACACGTCAGGCGGCGGCGACCACTCCGCAAAGTACAGCGATGACGGCTCAGCACGGTCAATAGATCGCAGACCTTGTTCTCTCCAGCGTTGCATTGCGGTACTTGCTTCTGTGCCAGCCGTTGACCACGCCGACAACAATGGCGAACGTCGAGCGCGCTGGGCAGGCAAAAGTCCCCCATCTATGACTGTTGACCCAATATCCCAGATCTCGTCAGCCACGATCAGGTCGCAAGACATACCGTGACCGACACTTGAGTTGGCTGCACGTATAAACCATTTAGACCCGTCAGGCATAGTGACCTGATTACGGCCATAAGACCGCATAAGTTTTGCACCAAACCTGAGTTCAAGAATGTCGGCCAATTTGTCGTACAACATGACTGCCAAGTCAAGACGATGCGCAGTACTCAACACGGTTTGCGGTAGCCCCCGGTGCTTAGGCATCTCAGTCAACCACCAACCGACAAGCGCCGTCAACGCAACCGTCTTACCGTTCTGACGCGCCGTGCTAACCATAGACATACGGTGCAAAAAATCCCCGTCGCCGTCAAACAACAACTGACCGTCTAAAACTCTTTGCTGCCAAGGCATCAACTCCATGCCAAGGTGCTGTAAAGCCCAGCCCCCCACCTCAGCCCCAAACGAACCCGACGCATCAGGCCACACAGTCTCGAGCCTCGGCTGATCTCGGCCAGTTACCGCCAGTTCAGGCTGGTCAGGGTCATCTGAGATAATCCTGAGTTGGGTCGGGGTGAATAATTTTTTCTCAGTAAAAAACGGTTTGTGTGTT